GTGTTGATTCAAGGCTGTATGTTGATTCAGGTAAATTAATCTCTATTTGAGTGCCTATTGTTTTATGGTATTGGTAATTATCTATATAAAATACTGGTCTTCCTACACTACTATATGCCATTAAATTCTTCCTCCTTTAGGTCTAAAGTTAAAAACTTCTCCACTTGTGCCTATTATATTTTCATTGTTTTGAATATTTTCTTTAGTATATGATGGTGTTTCTTTGTCAGCCATTATACTTGCACTTCCCCAATTGTAAACTTTAACAAGATGAAATTCATTTATTATACCTTTGTACTTTAGCAAACTCATACCATCAAGGTTTAATTTTTTACGATTATTTATATTTATTTTTTTAGTTCTTGGGTTATGAACAAAAGAAATGCCTCTTGTTGCTAAAACAAGATCATAAACCTCTCCAATATAGCTTATTTCTATAGACTTTACAATTCCATTAACTTCAAAGTCAATAGTAGATATTTCATCATCTACAATTTCTGTTTTAATTGTTGCTTCAGTAACACTATTTGTGTTTCTAAAGTTGTTTTTTCTTATTCTCATGTTTCTTTTAAATGACATTTTTATCCTTTTATATGTCTCCTGAAGAAGGTTCACTACTATAAATTTTAACTACCTCACCTGTACTGTGTGCAGAAACAGTAGAGCCTAATTGACCTCTTCTTAATAATAGCCTAATTCCTCTTAAAGTTATCTGTGAATCATCATAACCATATACTGGACTAGGAGTATAAATTAAAATATCAGATTCTATAACTTGAACCCACTCTTCTCCTATTTTCATATACCATCCATTATAAGAATGTAAGTTTTCGCCTGTTCCTGAATAATTAGATTGTCCATTAGGTGTTATTTGTTGCATAATGCTCTCATTGTCGGCAGTTAAAACATTGCTTATATTAAATGCATCTGGGTTATTTCTAAAAATATCAGCACCATCGCCAACTAAGAAATTTATACCATCACCAACATTCCCAACACCTTGGTCAGATTCATCTTGATTAGCTGCTAATTCAAGAATATTAGAATTATCATACCCTCCAGCTCCTATATTCATTCCTGCACTAATCCATCCTTTTTGTATGTAAGCATACACATCATTAGAGTTATTTATTTTAATTCCTCCTACATTACTGTATGGGTTACCAAGCACAGCTTCCCCCATATAATTATAACTATCTACTACAACATCTTCTTCTTCTTCAGGCTCAGGAATAAATTCAGGATTTAAAACTTCATTTAAAATAGCTAAGTCGTTACTATCTATAACTTTATCTCCATTCATATCACAGTTATATAATTGACCTTCGGATATATATTGATTAGGGTAAAGTAAATGTTGATTTAAATCTTCATAATCTTGTTGGTCTGTAACACCTGTTATATTAAAATCGCCACTTGTACCTGATAAAACATTATCATTTCTATTTAAATTGTGCATCTGTATACACTCTATGTTTACAGATTTTATATCTTTAGTTATATTTGTTATCATAAAATAAGGATAAATTTCTTGACCATTTCTAGTAAAAGATTGTGTGTAATCTTCTCCATATAACTTCATATTTTCTATTAAAGAATCAAATCTAATTATATCTGTGACTTCAAGATTAGCATATTTAATAGGAACTCTAAATTTAATAATATTATGTTGATTACAGTTATATGCTAAAGTAAAATCTCTTAATTTTTCAGGTGTTGATGTACCGAAATACTCTCCTGTATACCCAACAGGGTATCTTGTGTATCTGCTTTCAAATTCTAAAACAGAATCTCCTGCATTGTTTTTGTCTAATCCATAATATTCTTTTTTATATCCATTAGGATAACCTTTATCACCATTTCCATAGAAATCGTAAGCACTAACATAAGATGTTTTCTCATATGAATTAGTTTCATAATCTCTTGTATGTTTTACTGAAACCATTGTTTTAACATTTTCAATCTTTGTTCTGTCAAAAGATGATTTTATAATATCTGAAGATGGTATAATAGTGCTGACATCTACATCTGCATAATTATTTTTTATAATAGCCATACTTAATGTTGAGTTTGATCTAAATAATGGTATTACAGGAGAGTTTTTTGCTATTTCTTGTACAAGTTTTTTAGCTTCCATTTGTTCTGTTTGTGAAAAAGCCATACTCCAATTGCCACCACTTAAAAAACTGTCAATATTATTAAATCTTTGAGTATCTAAAGATACTTGTAATCCTAATTCTTCCTCTATAATATGTCTAATGACTGAAGTTGGAGGAGTGCCTTCTAGTATATTGTCAGTCATTCTGCCTTTTGTTTCTAAGTAAAAGTTTTTATCAAATATATTATTTATTTCAAAAACATGCTTCATACTCATTCTGCTAACTTCTGTTCTAAAGTTTACACTATCTTCTCTGTCTGTATAATCAAAAATAAAACCAATCATTGTAGCATTAAATCTACTAGGAATATCCCATCCTAAATCAGGATTTACTTGGTCACCCCAATTTTGAGTGCCTAATGGTTGGTTAGTATCATAAATAGGGTATAGTCCATCAATACCATCTATAGTATTTAAAGATGCTGTGCTTAAATTTCCCAAATCAAGCACTTCTATACTTCCACCTGCATCAGGAATGTCTACTCCGAAATGAATTAATTTAAGTCTATTGTTCCCAAGATTGTCTAAAATAGGTATACTATTATCTTTTTCAAAATAGATTTCTGCATCTAAATAACTAAATCCTGAACCTTCTATAGCATCATCTACTTCAGAACTCAAGGTAGTTAAAAGACCAAATGTAGTTAGTGTATTTCCTGATAGGTTCATGTTAAAGTAATTACTCCCTGCCTCACTCATAACTGTACCTGGTAATTTTTGTTTAGCAACTACCCTTATACCTGGATTTCCAAAATTAGCAGTAGTCTTTGATGCACCATAATAATTACTTAAAGGCAGAAATATAGGCATACCCATAGCTCCTGGCATCATTAAGCCTTTAGGTGCTTTAATATTAGAGTCTGAAAGAATGTGTTCTTCTGTTATATGAATATGCCAACTGCTATCACAAAAAAAATTATTCCAACCTACTGCTTCTTCAGCTATGCTAATATTGGTATATTCTGAACCTCCTGAAAAGTACGACTCGCCACCACTTCCTTCTGTTAGCTCTCTTTGTGCATTCCAAGGTCGGTTCATTCCTGACCTTTCGCCTGTGTTTTGCCAAAAATTAGGATCAACTCCATTCCATTCTACTTCTAAATCATCCCTAAAATGATTAGTATCTGCATTAAATCCATCATTATATTCGTATGTATGAATTAAACCTTTAATTCTATATCTAGGAAAATTATCATATGTAAATCCATGATATTCCATTAAATCCCAAAAGTCTATATTAGGAGAATTGCCAGGTAATCCTTCTAAATTATAACCTTCGATAGAGTCCCCATTAAAATCTTTAGAAAATGTTAAAAAAGCATTTGTATAATTAATTACTTCACCACCACTTGTTGTATTTATGTTTCTGCCAAATTTATAAAGATAATTAGGAATTTGAAAAGTTGATAAATCACCACCTGGAAAATTCCATAACATTTCTCCTAATGTATCATAAAATTCAGTAGGATTACTAAAGTTAAATTCATTTCCTGCACTTACGAAAGATGTCATTTCTGATAACACATTAAAATCTTGTTCAGGATTGTTAGTAGATCCACGAGTATATGGTTGAAAGTCTAAAGGAGTTCCCCATTGATGATTTAAAAAATTATCATTAAAACTACCAGAAAATGCTCCTACATTAACCTGACTGTTTGCACCCCAAGAGTGTAATGGGATGCCATCAACTTCTTGGTTATACCAAGTTAAAAATAAATCATAAAGTTTTTTAGCATCAGGCATAACTATAAATTCTGCTTTATTTGCTAATTCTGATCCTAAAAGTCTATTTATATTTCTGTGCCAATGCCAATACTTTAAATTTCCTGATATATGTGGGGTTAATTCATCCCAAGCACCATTTAAAGCATTCAAACAAAAAGTTTCACCTGTATTAAAATTACTTCCTAATTGACCATTGTAAAAATGGTTTAATGGAAACCAACCATCATCAGTAGTTAAAAGTTCAGTTAAATTAGAAGTGTCGTATGGTGGAAAATTAGCATATGTGTTAGAGTTCCCATCTATTCCATATTCAGGGTTTGTTATAGAAAAACCTTCATCTTCATATTGCCAATTTATACCTATATTAGCATAATTAGACTCATTTGCTCCTGAAAAATGTATTCCTGATGCTCCTACATTTCCTAGACTCAAAGATGTTGGTTTGTTATTATAAACAACTTGCATTATCCCCATAGATATTGTGTTTGTAGGTATTAAACCATCATATGTAGCTCTAAGATATGTTTTTGATTGCAAGGAAGAATCATTTAAATCTTGACCTATTTGGATTGAAGGATTTTGAGATGCAGATGTATCTACTCCCTCATCTAAATTAGATTGTATTGATAAATTTTTCATTACTTTTAAATAAGTTCCTGAGTAAACATATAAATAATCAGAAAATCCTGAATAATTTCCTAGAGCAGTATTGTAACCATCTAAAGCATTTACAGTTCCTTGTTTTACAGGAATCTCAAACCTATCAACTAAAGTATATATTTTTTTAAGGTTAGCTAAATCTAAACTCATATCTTTATATAAAATACAAGGTGCTTTTTCAATTTCACCAAATACCATAGGTATTGTTTTATTTATATCTTCTTCTCTATATGCATTTTCAGAGTTTAGTATTCCAATAGGTACTTTTTTGTGCATAACAGATTCTGTAAGATCTTCTAATATAATTTTAATGTTATTATAATCGTGAGAAACTCTTTTAACAACAGCTCTATATATAGGTAAGCATTGCTCTAAAGATGTGCAAGATTGAGATTTCCAATATATTTGAACATCGGTGTTTAGAAAATTAACCTCATTGAATAAATCACTAAAAATAATTTTACTTCCATCGTTTGTAAAGTAATCTGTATTTGACAATGTAAGAGTTACATTGTTTATTTTAAAGTTTCTGTTTTCTATATCAATAGATTCTTTAATAGAAGGTATTTTAAGGTTTAATGCTTGAAAGTTTTTAATTACTCCATCGTCTTCTAATACTTCTGCATTTTGTGATAAATAAATAGGAGGATTGGTTTCTATTTTAACAACAGGGTGTATATTAGTAGCATTACCTTGTATATCTGATTTAAATTCAGGGAAATTATCTAAATTAAGCAATAGAACCTCCTCTTCTAAGTGCTTCTTTTATTTGTGGAACTATCTCATCTTCTATAGTATCTTTACCTA